AGGTGAGGCACCGCCAGAAGGGGTATAAGAATGAACCCAGACGGTTGGGATGGTCTACGTTCTGTGGACCCTAAGATTGCAGAAAAACAGCAAGTAGACAAAGACGATATTGATCGTCTCTATTTGCGCGTATTCGCCAGTGACGATGGGGCAAAGCTGCTCACCCATCTACGCGCGCTGACGATAGAGCAGCCAACGTGGTATCCCGGCGAAGAGGCCAGCCACGGCTATGCTCGCGAAGGCCAGAACAGTCTGGTCAGGGAAATTGAGCGGCGCATGAAAAGAGCGAGATCACTATGAACGAAACTGATGGTCTGTTGGCCGATGCTCAAGTTGAGAGTGACGATAACCAACAGCAAGCAGAAGAAACAATCTCACACGTTAAGCCTGATGGCGAGACAGTTTCTAGTGACGCAGTAGCGTCAGAGGCGGCAACCGAAGAGGGAAAACCTGAGTGGTTGCCAGAAAAATTTAATACCGGCGAAGATTTGGCAAAGGCTTATTCTGAGTTGCAGAAAAAGTTTAGCCAAGGAAAGCACAAAGCCCCAGAAGAGTATGACGAAAGCGTGTTTGCTGAGGCTGGCATTCCAGAGGATGACGAGCTTTACACAACATACAAAGACTGGGCTAAAGAAAACGGCATTAGCCAGTCTGCGTTTGAAGAACTTGCTGGCAAGTTTATTTCTATGGCTGGTGAAGAGGCTGAGGCCGCAGACATTTCATACAAGGAAGAATATGAAAAGCTGGGCAACAATGCAGACGCAATCATTAAATCAATGTCTGACTGGGCTTCTGGTCTGGTGCGCAAAGGTGTTTGGTCTGAGGATGATTTTGAAGAGTTCAAAATTATGGGCGGCACAGCCCAAGGCATGAGGGCTTTGCAGAAAGTGCGCAGCTATTATGGCGACAAGGCTATTCCTGTTGACGTTGCGCCATTGGCCGGTGCGCCGTCAAAAGACGAACTGATGGCTATGGTTGGCAAACCAGAATATCAAACTGACCCAACATATCGAATGAAGGTTGAAAAAATGTTTGAGCAAGCGTTTGGCAATGACGAATACTCGCCAACTTAAAGGTCAAGAGGGAACTGTTTACAGTTCCTTCTTTTTTCAATATAATACCTGTTGACAGACAATCGGCTTTCGACCTGTCGCCAACGCTTGGGGGCGTAGCGTGTATGCCCAAGCCGCAGCCCGAAAGGATACCTGCTAGGCGCTAATCGTGTTTTAACTTTTACAAAGGAATAGGAAAATGGCTGTAGGCATTTCCAATGCTTTTGTGCAATTGTTCGATGCGGAAGTGAAGCAGGCTTATCAAGCATCTCGTGCTTTGGCTGGCATTACTCGCGAAAGAACAAGTGTCGAAGGCAATCAGGTGAAGTTCCCGAAGATCGGGAAAGGCACCGCAACAGTTCGCGTACCGCAAACTGACGTAACCCCTCTTAACGTGACCTATTCGCAGGTCACAGCAACAATGAGCGACTACATCGCTGCCGAATATAGCGACATCTTTTCACAGCAGAAAGTCAATTTTGACGAGCGCCGTGAATTGGTGCAAGTAGTCGGTGCAGCTATTGGTCGCCGTATGGATCAGCTTGTTATTGACGCGCTCAATGCAGCTTCCGCACCGTCAACCGTTGCAACAACTGTTGGTGGCGCAGGCACAAACATGAACCTTGCAAAGCTGCTCGCAGCTAAAAAGGCTCTGGATGTGAAGAACGTGCCAGCAGAAGGCCGCTGCATGATCATTCACGCAAACGGTTTGTCAGCATTGCTTGATGAGACAGAACTTACCAGCAGCGATTTTGCTACTGTGAAGGCTCTTTCAACAGGCGAGATCGACACTTTCCTCGGCTTTAAGTTCATCACACTTGGTGATCGTGATGAAGGTGGCCTGCCACTACCATCAACCCGCACTTGCTTTGCGTTCCATCGCGATGCAATCGGCCTTGGTATCGGCATGAACCAAAAGTCAGAAATCAACTACGTTCCTGAGAAAACGTCATTCCTCGTTTCTTCAATGTTCTCCGCAGGCGCGGTTGCCATTGATGACGATGGCATTGTCAAAATCTCAGCGACTGAATAGAAAGGAGTTTAGAAAATGGCTTTCTCTTCAGCAGGATGGAATGTTATCGGTGCAGCTAAATCTGGCAACGCACCATCAATGTACACCTACACATCAGCAGACGCGATTGCGACTGTGAACACCGAAGGTTATTTCAACGACTTGTCAGACACAGTGGCAGTTGGTGATGTGATCTTTGTTCACGACAGCGCGACCCCAACAATGTCAATCGTTGTTGTTCTGTCAAACGCATCTGGTGTTGTTGACGTATCAGACGGCACGGCTGTATCAGTCGCTGACGCAGACTAATTTAAGTGGGGCCGGGCAACCGGCCCCCTTTCCCTATTCTGGAGTAGCGCAATGGCGGCTGGTGATACCAAACTATCAATCTGTTCTGATGCTTTGATTATGTTGGGCGCTGCGCCTCTGTCATCATTTGCCACTGGCACCGATGAAGCGCAAGTTGCGGATCGTTTATATGACGATGTTCGCGACACCCTTTTAATGCAATATGCCTATTCTTGGTCTGTGCAAAAAGTGCAATTGGCGCAGCTTGCCAGTACCCCAATCAACGAATGGAAATACACTTATGCGCTGCCGGGCGACATTCTTGGCAACCCAAAGGCTGTGTTTAATACAAGCTCTGTCGGCGCAAATACGGTTCGCGATTTTGAGGTTTACAACCTTGGCCTTTATACAAACTACGAGAGCATTTGGATTGATTACCAGTTCCGGCCAGAGCCTGCCATTTTCCCGCCGTATTTTGTGCGGTTGTTAAAAATGGCGCTGGCGGCTGAGTTTGCCGAGCCGATCACTGATCAGATTACAAAGGCTGATTATTACCATCAAAAAGCATATGGTTCGCCGTCTGAAAATATGCGCGGTGGCTTGGTTCGCGTATCTATTAACATTGACGGTGCTGACCGCCCGGCGCAACAAATACAAGAGTTTCCCATTTCAGATATAAGGTTCTAGCATGAGCCGCATCATTCAAATACAGAATGACTTTACCGCTGGTGAGCTTGACCCAAAACTGCGGTCGCGTACTGACATCAGCCAATATAAGTCTGGCCTGTCAACTGCGCGGAATGTTAGCATCCAACCGCAAGGCGGGGCAAAGCGGCGTGATGGTACTAAGTTTATTGCAGAGCTAGACAGCGGTGCCGGTGATGCGGTGCGGATGGTGTCTTTTGAGTTCAGTATATCTGACAGCTATATGCTGGTGTTTACGCCCGGCAAAATGTATGTATTCAAAGACGGCTCGTTGATTACCAACATTAACAGCAGCGGCAATGATTTTTTAGCTGTGGCTAGTTTGACTAGCTCCATATTGCCAGAAATGAATTGGGTGCAGTCTGCCGACACAATTATTGTCGTGCATGAGGATTTGCCACCGACAAAGATTGTGCGTGGGGCTGGTGACAGCAATTGGACTGCCAGCACGATTAGTTTTGATTTTGTGCCTAAGTATGCTTTCACTTTAACTGTAACTGCCGGAAGCTCCTACAATACTGGTGTGCCACATGACCACCTAGAACCATCAGCTACATCTGGAAACCTTACACTAACAGCAAAGCACAGCGGGTCAGATGCAAATGAGTTTACTGACCCCGCCGATGATTATGTTGGGCAATATATCAACGTGACGCCATTTGGCCGGTTGCGGATTGTGCGCAAGGTATCAGATGCCAAGCTAGAATGTTTTGCCGAGGTGCCGCTTTTTGACACTGGCAACATTGATGATGCTGATTGGGAGCTTGAAGAGGGTTACGAGGATTCGTGGTCAGGTAGTAGAGGATATCCGCGCAGCGTGACGTTTCACGAGGGCCGTTTATATTTTGGCGGCACGAAACAACGCCCATCAACTATCTTTGGGTCTAGGGTTGCGACCTTCTTTAACTTTGACCCCGGCGAGGCACTCGATGATGCGGCGGTTGAGGCAACACTCGACACCGGCACATTTAACGCAATTGTCGATATCTTTTCTGGTCGTCACTTGCAAATCTTTACGACTGGCGCAGAGTTCTATGTGCCGCAGACATTAGACACGCCAATCACGCCCAGTAACCTTATCGTCAAGCAGCAGACTGCGTTTGGCAGCAAGCCCGGCATACGATTGCAAAACGTGGACGGCTCGACCTTGTTTATCCAAAGGCAAGGAAAAGCGATACAAGAGTTTATTTATAGTGACGCGGTGCAAGCGTACACGTCAGCCAAGATATCTTTGCTGTCATCGCATCTGCTAAAGACGCCAGAGGAAATGGCGGTGCGTGTCGCAACGTCTACTGATGAGGGCGACCGTCTAATGCTGGTAAACGGCGAAGATGGCAGCATTGCCTGTTATACATTGCTGCGCAGTCAGAACGTCATTGCGCCGTCAGAGTGGACAACCGATGGCGATTTTATCAATATCGGTGTTGACGTTGACGACATTTATGTTGTGGTAAAGCGCACGGTAAATAGCGCGACTGTTTATTATGTTGAGTTATTTGATCCTGCTGCGTTGCTTGATTGTTCGGTGACAGGCGGGGCTGCGGCGTCAGTGAACATGACGCACCTAGAAGCTAAAACAGTTAAGATTATCCGCGACGGCATCGTTGAGCCTGATCAAACCGTTCCGGCGTCACCGTTCACTGTTACCTTTGCCGCTGCGGCGGCTACAAGCCACGAGGTCGGCCTTAACTTTACGCCAGAGGTAAAGACACTACCAGTCGAGCCAAACCTGCCGAGCGGCTCTATAAAGGGCTTTAAGAAGCGGATCTTTGAGGTAAACGCTGAGTTGTTTGAAACGCAGTCTTTAACAATCGACAGCAAGCTAATCGCGTTTCGCCAGTTTGGCGCAAATGTGTTTGGCAGCGCGGTGCCTGAGTACACAGGCATCAAGACATTGCACGGCCTTTTGGGTTATACTTATGATGGGCAAATAACAATCGGCCAAGAGGTGCCATTAAAAATGACACTGCTAGGCATTGATTATAAAGTGAGCGTAGGACAGTAATATGGCACAAGCACTTCCATTTATTATGGCTGGCTTAACCGCCGCGAAAATGTATTCGCAATTAAAGGCGGGGCAACAGCAAGCTAAAGGTCTGATGCGCCAAGCCGCATTTAAAAGAGTGCAAGCCAGATCTGAGGCTCTTAAATATAAACAGCAGGGCGTTGCAGTTATGGACAACATATTGCAAACCAAAGCGTCAATTAACGCCCGCATCGCCGCCGGGGGTCTTGAGACTTTTAGTGGCAGCGCTAAAGTTTTAGGTGTTATGGCCGAAGCTAAAGGCGCAAACGAACTTTACATTAGCCGTGATGGTGAGCAAATTGCATTTGGCACTGGTGAAGCGCAGGCAATGCAGTATGCGTCACAAGCCAAATCAGCGATGGCGGCTGGTAGAACTGCCGCGCTTGGCACTCTGACGAGCGCCGTGGCAGGGCAAATGGCTTTAGGCGGTGCGCCGGGTGGTTCAACAGGCGGCTCTTACCTAACAAATGCCGATGACGTTATGGGCGCTGGTGGGGGCTTGTAATGGCAGAGCTACCAAAATACAGACCTTTAGGCGTAGGCATACCGTCAGTGCCGACTGTTGACTTTGTGGCGACAGGCGCAGCTAAAGCTCGCGCACTTGATGCTGTTACCAAAGGTCTTAACAGCATGAGCGATTATGTTTACAAAAAACAAGTTGCCCAGACACAGCGAGAGGCAATGCAGTATGCGTTTGAAAACCCAGTAACCGCTGAACAAATTGAGCAAGCCCTCGCTGATGGCCGAGACATGAGCGAGGTTGTCGGCGACCCTGATACAGTGTTTGGCGCGGTGACGACTGCGGCCACAGCAACCCAGTTATCTACTGAGCTACAAACACAACTAACATCAAAGCTTGCTATCTATAATGGAATGATTGAGGGCGGCGATCCTAACTTTGACCCACAGTCTATGCGCAACGATTTAACGGCTATGATCACAGGTCATAGCGAAATAATCGCGGGTGTAGACCCGGAGGCTGCGCTAAAATACAACGCGACCGCAAACACACTATCTGCGGCCACATATAAATCAGGACTTGAACATAGCTTTAAAATAGCCCAAGCCCTCACAAAAGACCGGGCAAATGCAGAGCTTGATAAATTGCCTAACATTGTAAAGCGCGTTTTGTTAAACCACGCTGGCGACATTGGTGTTACTACCGGCACAATCGCTACCCAATTAAAAGTTGCTAACAACGCAATCATTGAGACTGGTGATGCCGCATTTATAGAAAGCGCCGGAACTAAGATTAGGGATATTGTAACTGAGCAATATCAAAACGTCCTAGCCGACTGGGCTGGGCAATCAAGCGCAAACACAAAGAGCGCCCTGCAAGGTAATTTTGGTGACAGGTTTACCAGTTTATATGGCATCCTTGACGATAAAGAAAAGGCTGGTGTTCGCGACTTAGTTAGAAAACAGCGCGATGCTCGTATAGCTGATAATAAAGTTGCTAAAGACCTTGGCCTTGCTAACGCCAAAAAAGAAGTGCAGCGCATACAAACAAGGATGGCTGACTTAGCGCCTACTGCTTACCAAGGCGCAGATTATAATTCTGCTGTTGATCAGTTGCAGGCGTTAGCTATTCTGTATCCAGAGGCCGTAACACAATCATCTATTACATCGCTAGACAAAGCGCTTGATCCCAGCAAAGACCCCAAGTCGAACTTTGCTGGTATGTTTGAATTAAAGCGCAGGGTTCTAAGCAACGAAATACAGACAATGGATGATTTAGAAAAGCAAGCAACGAACCTCGGCGTTGGCGCAAAAGATTATTATTCAATTGTGCCGTTCTTGCAAACAGACGTAAAAGCAGAAGCAACAGCCGTTGATCGGATTATTCGGCGTAACGCTAAAATTGTTGATGGGTCAAATGCAAGCGAAAAACAATCCAAAGCGTATTTTAAGTTTGATAGAGTTTTGACCGAAAGACATGATGCAAAGATAGAAGAGTGGGAGCAAGGTGGAAAAGTTGGTATAATGCCAACAAAACTGCAAACAGCTAAAGAAATTGACCTAGAGTATCGCCGCAGCGATGAGCAAAAAGATGTTAACAATGCTGTTGCAAACCTTGCCAGAGACTTTGGGCCAGGTGGCGCGCAAACACCTCTTAATATTTTAATTGACGAAGATACAACAGAACAAGACATAAAAGACGCTTTAATCGCTAAAGGTGTAGAAGGCCGGAAATTAGCTGCGCAACTGGATTTGGTAAAGTCTAGGATTAGCACTATGCAGCGGGCTGTTGAAAGAAGGGATGCTCTACGATGACTGATGATTTTGCAAGAGCGTTTGATGACAGGTTTGCGTCTAATGTTATGGTTGACACGCCGCCTGTTCTGCAAATCCCATCAATGGATACACCACCAGACCCAGTGCAGCCAGAGGCACCAGAGGTAACTGAAAAACAATTGTTGCTTGACCCGCAGTTTGCAGCAGCGGCGCGTGACGTGCATTTGCTGTTTGAGGGTGAGCCGTTTGAGGGTGACGATCAAATGGCGGCGCGCTACGGCATAGATGCAATCGGTGAGTTTAATTATAACTTTGCTGGCCCGGCTGGTATCCCCGGCGAAAGTGGTATTAGCTCGCCCGGCACTATTGGTCAGGCAGCAGCGCTAATGACTAGCGGCTCACAAGATCAGGCCAAATCATTTGTTTACCTTATGGATCGTTATGATCAATTGCCCAACTTTACACTGGCTGGCACTGCTCGCATGATACGCGGTATGGTTGCTGACCCTAGCGTTTACACTGGCTTTGGTACATTAGGCGCTGGTTTCTTGGTTCGCAAGACTGGGGCTACTGGCATCAAAAAATTATTAGTTGAGATAGCAAAGCGCCCCGGCACGTCAGCCGCTGTATATACTGGCGTTGAAGCTGGGGCTGCCGATCAACTAACGCAGGGCGTTGAGCGCAAAGCTGGGATAGACATTGACCCAGCAACAGGCGCACTGCGCACTGCGTTGACTGCTGGCGTTGCTGGCACAATGGGTGGCGGTTTAGTCAAGGGCGGCGAGATGTTAGCGCGTGAACTTGGGCCTGCTATTGGTGACGTTATTAGCCAAGCTGGGCAGTCAGCCGAAGCGCGGATGGCCGAGCGCGGGCCTATTACTGACCGCGTTATGTCTGGCGCTGATCCTATGGAAGTGATTGACCCGGCGTTAGCTGCGGCTGGTAAGTTGGCTAGGGGTGGATCAACAGAAGCGCATCCAAACAGGATAGCAACAAGATTGCCAACAGCAGTTAGAGCAACAGAAAATCCCATAGATGAACCCTTGCAAATTGGTTTAGCTGAATCAAAAGCAGACCCGGTGCAATTTGAACATAATGTTAAAATTGTCCAAGATTACCCAAACATGACTGAGGCGCAATCACAGTTGCCCCCAGAGCAAGCGTCAGAAGAGTTCATAACTCATGTTAAAGATAATTTGCTTTGGATACACGACAAGATCCCAGATGAAACAAGGCAAAGATCAAAACTATGGTATGACGGTGCGAGGGCTATAACTGACAAATGGTCTGCAAAGTATAATTTACCTGACGCATCAATAGCTGGCACTCTAGCTGCTTTGTCTCCGCAAATGGATTGGTATAAAAACGTCAGCCTTGCCGAGCGTGTTATTACAACGATGGCAAACCGTGATGTTCCTGCTAGTAAAGAGATGATTGCGTTTGCTAAACAACTCGACCCTAAAACAAAAAAACCAAAACTGGCCGAAAAGTTTCAGCCAATAGTTGACGACATGCTTGGCAAAACCTTAAACGATCTTGATAGCCCACTAAAAAGAGCTATATTTGTTCGTTTGTATGATGAGGTTAATAATCCAAGAACACACAATATTATTAGCCCAGAAGGCGATTTGATGGAAACTGTAAAGAGGGCTGACGGTTCTGAAGCTGGAACAGGTTGGGGCAGTTTTGTTGAAATAACCAAAGCTGTTGAGGCTGTTGAAAGTGGTGGGGATAAGGCTGTTCTAACGCCATTGATGGGTACGCAGCACAAAGTGCGAAGTTTTTATAACAACATTCTCGACCCTAATGGGCCTAATGGTGATGTAACAATTGACACGCACGCAGTGGCCGCTGGCTTGTTAAAGCCCCTGTCAGGTCAATCAACAGAAGTGCATCACAACTTTGGCAGCGCCCCATCTATTGCACAAAGATCCGCGAACTGGAAAGGCGCAACAAAGAACTCTAGTGTTACTGGCGTTCAAGGGAATTATGGTCTTTATGCAGAAGCATATAGAAGAGCAGCACAAGAACGTGGTATTCTTCCAAGAGAAATGCAGTCAATAACTTGGGAAGCTGCTCGCGGGTTGTTTACAGATGTATATAAACGCGCCAAAAAAGATGGTGAATTTGTAAATGTTAAAGCAGTTGATGGTTTTTGGCAAAAGTACCGCAAGGGCGAAATGACTATAGATGAGGTAAGAGATGCAATCGAACAACACGCAGGGGGAATTAACCCCCCAACTTGGAAACAGTAACCCAGTTATTGAGTTGCTTAAAGAATATGGCATCCCTGTTAACAGGGAAAACTATTTACAGTTGGCTTATCTTGGCGAGCCGCCAGAAGAGTTAAGCGCAGAGGAAGAGCTAGAACTGCCAGAACAGTTACGAAATTAAGGAATAAACAATGGCAATACGCGGCCCAAGAGATTTAGAAGATAAGCTCGACCAGCTTTCCAAACAGGAGCCGGATGCCGACCTGACTGATGACGGCATCCAGCCTGCTGGTTTTGCCCGGTCATTAGGCCGTCAAGCCGCTGGGGAAATTATCAAGCCTCTAACAAAGCGCGGTGCGCGTGTTGATCCTGATTACAAGGTAACAGAAGAAATAACAAAGCCGGTTGACGTTATTGACCAAGACGGCACTGCCACAGATATTATGGACATTCAGCCGCCTGTTGAGGCGCAAACAAAAATAGAGCCGCAAATTGTGCCGCCTATAAAAAAGCCAAAGCCATCAACAGAAGAACGTGTCGAAGAGGTAATGGCCGAGCGCCAAGAGGCTATGGGTGGTGCGCGCACAGTGCCATCGCCCAGCAAAAAGCAGTTAGCAGAGGGCGTTGAGGCTGGCCCAATTAACACTAGCTTTTATGATAGCGATAGTTTAGCAGCAACAGCTAAGGCTGTGGCCGGGAATACTGAACCTGACTATCAAGCTCAAACAGTTGAGAGCTTATATAGACGCGCCTTTATGTCTGGCGTTCCTAAGAAAACATTAGACGCAATGTTTCGCGGCATACCAATGCAAAGCAAGGTTGGCAACAACCAGTTAGCGACACAGCTTGCTGGATTGCAGGCACTGCATGATGTTAGCGCACAAAAGGTTGATGAGCTTATGACGCAGGCTGCGTCTGGCCTTCTAACTGACCTTGGCAAGTTTGAGTTGCGCGAGGCTTTGTCGCAGCATGAGGTAATCCTTGGCACGTTAAAGGGCGCAAAGCGTGACGTGGCTCGCAGCATGAATGTGTTTAAGGGTGCGCGTGAACGCAATCTGCCATCGCTCGACATCCGCGCCGTTCTTGACGGCGCTGGCGGCGATGATCAATTGCGCGCCCTAGCTGACAATTACATGAAACAAGAAACCCGCGCTGCCAAAAACAAAGTCCTTGAGGTCGGCATTATCCGCAAAACATATGACAGTATCATTTATGCGGCGCAGTCTACGTTCCTGACTAACTGGGAAACGCATCTGTTCAACAGTGCCGCTAACTTTGGAACGCTAATCGCTGACGTTCCAGAGCGCGCCGTTGCTGTTCCAATTGGCAAGGTAAGAAAGCGCATCGCAAAAACACTGGGGCTAGAGTACAGCCCGGATGAGTATTACCGTCAGGACATTTACGCCAGAACATCTGCATTTTATAACGGCATTATGGATGGTTGGTCGTTAATGTCTCAAGGCGCAAAGACAGGGTCAACAAAAGACGCGGCGCGCAATCCGATATCATCTGCATATTTTAGCAACACGCCCCTGATGCTGCTTGGCAAAGAGGTGGCTAGAACGCCAGAGTTAAAGAACACGCTGGCTGGGAAAGTGCTTGATAGCTTGGGGATGATTTACTCAATCCCTATGCGCGCCCTTGGTGCTGGCGACCAGTTCTTTGGTGGTATTGCGCAGCGTATGGAATTGCACGAGCAGGCTTGGCGTTACGGCGCGCAAATATATGACAAGAAGCTGGCCGATGGCGGTACAGCAGATGAGGCGCTGTCTGTTTCACAAGAGGCCGTAAACAAGTTTTTGACTGAGCGTCCAGCAGAGGTTGACGCTAGTGTACAGAGCTTTAGAAAGCAAGCGACACTGATGGCCGACATTGACCGGCAATCAAACCTTGGCCGTATGTATCACGGCGCGCTCAAGGTTATGAACAACCCGCTAGTCAAACCGATCATGTTGTTTAGTAAGTCAGTCACAAACCTAGCCATTGAGGGCGCGGCTCGTGTGCCTATTTTAAACTTTATGTCGCCACGCTTTTACAGTGAGTGGGAAAAGGGTGGCAGGCACCGTGACCTAGCCATTAGCCGTATTGTTGTCGGCGGCACTATGGGTCTTGGCTCTTACTATCTAGCTTACAACGGCAGGCTCACTGGCGCAGGCCCGGCAGATACAGAGGACAGAAACAATTTAAAGCGCATTGGTTGGCAAGATTTTAGCTTGCGCCTAAACAATGACGAGATGTCGGATGAGAATATTGATCGCATAAATAAAATTCTTGGCGCTGGTACAATTCAGCGCGGCACCGGCAATATGGAGGGCAGCACGTTTATGTCATTAAAGAGGCTTGAGCCGGTGACAATACCATTGCTGCTTGGTGCTGCTTATGCCGACGCTGTTAAATACCGCGCCTATGATCCAGACGACACGCAGCTTAGTATTATGTTTGACGCAATGGCTGCGGCACTGTCTGAGTATTCCACTAATATGCCAGCGATGCAGTCAGTAAACGAGCTAATGCGTATTGCCAACCAGCGCCAGACAGACAGCGGTGACAGGATTTATGCTGCGGTTGATGCTTATGTGCGTCAGGTGAGCAACGTGGCTATTGCTGGAACGCCTGTGGTTGGTTTAGCTAACAGCGCAATTGTTGGCAAGATTGAGCGCATACTAGACCCGGCTGCAAGTAACACAGCAGTCAATCAAGCGCAGGTAGAGTGGGCAGATGATGTGTTGGGAATTGACGCAACGCAGCTTGGTGTTCGCGCTCTCTTTGAGGCTTATAATAAAATGATGAGCCGAGTTCCAACAAAGGCAAACAAACTGCCGCCAAAGTTAGACGAGCGCGGCAAGCCTATTGAATATAGCCCTGATTATTCTTGGGTGCCTATGGCTATGCAAAAGGGAAAACGTGACGAGGTGTCTGAGATTTTAGCGGCGATTAATCACGGCATTGCGTATCCAAACTTTGAAATCAATGGTGTTGGCCTGACGGCAGAGCAACAAAATATGTATTTAAAGTTGCAGCAAGACCCAGACCCTGACACCGGGATGACAATGGATGAGGCTATTGTTGACGTTATAAACCAGCGCCTCAATGACGCTGATCTGCTTGGCATTGCCCCGGCGATTGGCTCATTGCAAAATGACGTTAACACTGTGGTGTCTGATTATCGGGCTAGAGCGCGAGAGTTTATGTTTGGCAAAACCATCAAAGATAGAGACACCGGGCTTGTTGATTACACATTAGAGACAGATGACGGCACTGCTATTCTTTACCCAGATACGGCAGCGGCAATTGCTAAGAACCAGCAAAAGGTCAATCTATACGGCAGGTAATAAATAGGCTATAATCACGGCAACCATATGAGGCACAAAAATGGCTGACTATAACATCAACGCAATTACACGCAGGGTCGTGTTTACCGGGTCAGCCGGTCTGGGGCCGTATGCGTTTTCGTTTGAGATATTGGCTAACACCGACATCGTTGTTTATTTTAACGCAACCAAACTGACACTGACCACAGATTTTACTGTCACTATAAACGCTAATGGCACTGGTTCAGTTACACTGATTGTTAATGTTGGGGGCAACATACCGGCCACGCCAACAGCATCTGATCAAGTTGTTGTGATTGGTGCGCGAGACATTGAGCGCGTGACAGACTTTGTGACAGCCGGTGACTTGCTGGCATCGAGCCTTAATGAGCAGCTAGACGCGCTGACAATTTTTGATCAACAGGTTGCAGAAGAAAACAGGCGCGGCCTCCGCGCCCCTGTCTATGACCCTGCACTGGTTGAGGATGGCGGTGTTGTTGATATGACATTGCCAGCAAAGGCTGACCGGGCGCTAAAGTTTCTAGCGTTTGACAGCAACGGCAACCCAATCGCCACAACTACGGCTGGCGACTTTAGAGGCACTTGGGCAGCGGGCGTTGATTATTTTGCTGGTGATCTAGTTATTGACCCAGACGATAACAATGTTTATCGCGTTAATACAGCGCACACATCTGCTGGTGCAGTTCCTCTAAACACAAACACAAACAGCGCAAACTATGACTTGTTTGTAAACATATCTGCGGCGCAAACTGCTCTGATTGAAAGCATAGCGTCTCAATCCGCTGTAGAATTTTCACTAATCTTAGGATAGTAAAATGGCTAACACTTTTAAACTAAAGACTAATGGGGCTATGCCAGCTAGTTCTGGCACGCCTGACACGCTTTATACAGTTCCGGCTGCAACTACTGCGGTAGTTGTTGGGCTGACACTGGCAAACATCCACACAACCTCAGTCACAGCCACGGTTCAGATCGTTTCTACAACGGTTGATACTGAAACCAACGAGACAGTCAGCGTTGTTAAAGACGTTCCTATCTTGGTTGGGTCATCATTAGAGTTAATGTCTGGCAACAAATACATTTTGCAGACTGGTGACGTGATCAAGATTGATTGCAGCGTGTCTGCCAAGATAGACGCAACGCTAAGTGTGACGGAGATAACCTGATGAGGTACATTGGTGCTGACGCGAACAACGCTAACAATCAAGTTTACACCTACACGGCTTCTGGCGGTGAGACTAGCATTTCTGGTGCAGACAATGGCGGTTCAGTTCTGGCGTTTTCGTCTGGCGCAAATCTGACTGTGCATCTTAACGGCGCATTGCTAACGGCTGGCACTGACTACGACACAAACACAGCGAACACTATTGATGGCCTTACTGCCTTAACAGCAAGCGACAGCGTGGTTGTTACTGTCTACCGCTTACACAATGGGGCTGATGCTATGCCGCTGGTTGGTGGTACATTTAGTGGCCCTGTTGACTTTAGCAATTCTGTTGCTGGCACTACCGAGGTAAACGCCACAGTCACAGGCAATGTGACGTTAGACTTTTCTAAACATCAGAACTTTGTTTTGACGCTAACTGGCAACACGACTTTAGACAATCCCACTACTGAAGCAGTCGGTCAAACTGGTTTCATTACCTTTATTCAAGACAGCACTGGCGGCTATACAGTATCACTGGACACTGACTACGAGACTGCGGCTGCTGCTGGGTTGACACTATCTAGCACGGCAGACACAACAGACATTGTGCCTTACATCGTCACTGCATCGAACCGCATTTTGCTTGGCGCACCACAACTAGCTTTTGCATAGGAGTTACTATGTCAGGCCCACTAGGTTCCTCACAATGGATGTACGCTTCTGGCGCAGAGGCAGTTACCCAGCAATCCCTCAAGTTCAACGATGACGAAAGCCAGTATCTAAGCTGGACGCCTGCATCTGCTGGCAACCGCAAGACTTGGACTTGGAGTGGCTGGGTCAAGCGTGGAAAAATTAGTGGGTCAGGTTATTCTGTATTATTTGGCGCTGGTGGCACTACTAACAATGACCAACTCCTATTTAGAATGACAAGCGATGAAGGTCAGTTATTTTGGAGACAAGAAGCAAGCAACGTTGCCAACGCAAAACAAAATTCTATAGCATTATTTCGTGACCCATCGGCTTGGTATCATATCGTTATGGCTTACGACAGTACAAACGCAACAGAGATCGACAGAATAAAAATATATGTTAACGGTGTTCGGATTGAGCTAGATAACGATAACAAAATTGAATTAGATAGAGAAACCCAAACTAATAATACTGTTGATCACCATATAGGTTACGCTCCTCAAGTCTCAGACTACTTTGACGGCTATATGTCCGACATCAACTTCATTGACGGTCAAGCACTAGACGCAAGTAGCTTTGGTGAGACTGTCAACGGCTACTGGAAAGCAAAAGACTACGCTGGCACATACGGTACAAACGGTTTCCACCTAACCTTTGAAGATGACGTTGTGTCTGAAGGGTTCAATACTGCTACCTATCGTGCAAATGCTGGTACGCAAAGCATAAGTGGCTTGGGCTTTAGTCCAGATTTCGTTTGGACGAAGGCAAGAAACAATAGTTTCCACCACGAACTTTATGACACTGTTAGAGGTTCTACTAAAAAGCTGGCATCAAGCCAGACAAACGCAGAGTCTACAAAGGCAGACTCATTAACGTCTTTTGATGCCGATGGCTTTACATTAGGTTATCAAGAAAACTCTAACTATGTTGCTGGTAATGGCGGTGTCGCTTGGTGCTGGGATGCTGGCAGCGGTTCACCTGTCAGCAATACTCAAGGGTCAATCACCAGCACGGTCAAGGCAAATCCTAGCTATGGGTTTAGCATCGTGGGCTGGGCTGGAACTGATGGTTCTTCACAAACTGTTGGTCACGGTTTAAATTCTACGCCAGAATTATTTATAATTAAAAACAGGACTACGGCGGGTCAATCTTGGTTAGTGTATACAACTGCTATTGATGGTTCTCTTGATTTTTTAACTCTTGAGAACACTGGTGCTAAAACCGATTCAGGAGCCAACGCCCCAACATCTTCAGTTTTTTCGGTTAGCGGTAATTCATCAAACAAATCAGGGTCAAATCACATAGCCTATTGTTTCCATTCGGTGGCTGGCTACTCATCCATCGGGTCATACAGCGGCACAGGTTCGGCTAACAATTCTGTAACTGGTCTAGGCTTCAAGCCTGCTTGGCTTATGATTAAGAAAACCAACGATACTAAGGATTGGTGCATTTATGACAGTACAAGGCATCCCGGTGCATCTACTGATACACGATTAGAAGCAAACGATTCTTCTGCCGAAGTGTCTAATTCTACTATTGAAATTACGTTTGATGATGATGGGTTTACTTTGGTTGGCACTGGCTCAACAATTAACCAATCTGGCGGCGAACACATCTATATGGCCTTTGCCGACACACGCGAAGCAGCCTTCTGGAAAGACGTGTCTGGGCAGGGCAACCACTGGACACCTAACAACCTAGACTATCGTGATACCTTGCCTGACAGTCCTGTCAACAATTGGTCTGTAATAAACTCCCTAGTAACTCGTGGAGACGTTACAGAAAAAGCTGTTTTTTCCGAAGGCAATTTAAAAGTTCAAGGGCAGACTAGCGGCACAGCATCGCAAGCTGCACAAGGCACAATACAATTCCCCGCTACTGGAAAATATTATTTTGAGGTTTTAATTCTTAGTAGCGATAGCGCATCTGCTTGGCACGTTGGCATTTGCAGCGGTTACAGCAATTCAGGAAGCGCTAGTGATAGCGACGTTTATTATCGTGAAGATGGTCAGAAACGTATCGACGGCACAAATTCATCTTACGGTGCTACTTACACAGCAGACGATATTATAGGCATTGCTGTAGACATAGACGGAGATGAAGTCGAGTTTTTCAAAAATGGTGCTTCACAAGGAACAATTAGTCACGCATTAGACGGCGACTTTATTCCGATGCTGTTTGTGCCGCCGACGGCTGACCAAGCGGTTGTCAACTTCGGTCAAGACAGCACCTTCTCAGGCGCAAAGCCGATGGGTGAGTACACCGATGACAGCGAACTGGGAACATTCCAGCACCAGCCACCGGCGGGTTTCAAATCCTTGTGTACGGCTAACCTTCCTGACCCTTCAATAATTTCTGGCACTGAGTATTTCAATACGGTGCTTTATACTGGTAATGGCTCTACAACACAAACAATAACAGGGGTTGGGTTTGGCAGCGCACCAGACTTTGTTTGGATTAAAAACAGAACAAGCGTTTTAGACCACAATATATATGATGTAATTCGTGGGGATGGTAAAAAATTAAAGACAAACAAGACTGATGCTGAAACTGATGTTGGCACCGACTTTACTTTTGAAACAGACGGATTTTTTGTTGGCAACCGTACTGAAACAAACGAAAACGGTTCTGCAATAGTAGGCTGGAACTGGAAAGCTGGCGGCACTGCGGTCAGCAATACCGCAGGCAGCATTACGTCACAGGTTTCCGCGAATGTTGACGCAGGGTTTAGCATAGTGTCCTATACTGGCAACACCACAACAAACACCAATTTCACAGTGGGTCACGGTTTGGGTACAACCCCAAATTTAGTTATTATCAAGAATCGGGATTGGGCTGCTGGTGTTAAGGCGTGGCAAGTTTGGGCTTCACCCTTGGGCAACAATGCACTAGGCTTAGACGCTACTAACAGTCAATCGTCTGGTGACTTTACATATAGCTGGAACCAGCAACCAGACTCAAGCACGTTTACTGTTCGTGCAGACACATCGGTATCAACGACTAATCGTTACAGAACCAACGGCAGAACAGACGATTACATAGCCTACTGTTTCGCAAACACCGATACCACTAAGGCTGGTTCCTACACCGGCAACGGCAGCACCAGTAATTCGCCGTTTGTTTACTTAGGTTTCCAGCCATCTTTCTTTCTTGTAAAGCGGTCAGACAGCGGCACACATCACTGGCGTTTGTTTGACGCAGTTAGAAGCACGTTTAATGACGTTGACGACTACCTTACGCCAAGCAATTCTAACGCTGAGGCCGTTGGTAAAGACGTAGACTTTGTTTCAAACGGCGTAAAAATTCGCACAAACGACAGTGATTTGAATACAAGCGGCGGAACCTACATATTCCTCGCCATAGCTTCAATACCTTTTAAGTTTTCACCAGCCAGATAGGAGATATACCGATGGCATACAAGTACAGTGGTCGCATCGTCCGAACTGGTAAGGCGTGGACTGACAATGACGGAATACAGCACCCAGCAAACTGGATGGTCTGGGATGACGCAACTAAGGCAGCCAAGGGGCTAGTCTGGGAAGATGACCCAGACAATAGCTTCGATGGTCGGTTCTACTGGTCAGCCGGTGTGGCTAAGTCACTGGATGATGTGAATGAGGTTGACGAAGATGGCAACCCATTGCTTGACGAGGATGGCGAACAGGTCGTGACGCTTGGCCTCAAGTCCAATGCCATTGCCACAGTCAAGGCGCAAGCCGGTGGTTTACTAGCCCCGACTGATTGGATGGTTATTAAAGCGGCAGAGGTTTCTGGCTATACAGTACCTAGCGCAACGCTTACATATCGTGCAGCGGTACGCACAGCCAGCAACACAATCGAGGCAGCGATTACGGCGGCTAGTGATTTGGACGAGTTTATGGCATTATATGATGTGCCGGTTGATGCCGATGGCAACCCAACAGGCAACGCACCTATCAACGACTGGCATGACGAGGCGTAATGATGAACGAGGAAACCAAGACAACGGCTGACCTAGCTTTCGGCGGTGTTACTGTTGGTGCGTTCTTTGAGGCGTTGCCTGAGATTACTGCGCTGGTTGCGTTGTGTTGGTGGATGCTGCGTATCTGGGAGACCGAGACCGTGAAGCGGTTGACTGGTCGACAGGACAATGTTTAAAGCAATCGTGCTAGCTTGCTCTCTTGGCAACCCAACAAATTGTGTTGAGCTACATGATTTTCGCGGGCCGTGGCCTAGCTATGAGGCGTGTGTCAACCGCGCCCACGAGATGTCTAGGTCTATAGGACAAATGCCCGGCGACCTGCTCGCCAAGTCTTACAAGTGCCTGCCGTTGCGGAAAGGAATGTTGTCATAATGGAACCGATAAGCACGGCGTTGATGGCGGTATCTGCCGCGTCAAATGCCATAGCATTTATAAAGGCACGAGTGGGCGACGTTCAATCGGTGGCTGATTTGTCGGAGCAAATCGGCACGTTGTTTTCAGCACAGAAAAAACTAAACGAGGAACGCAACAAGCAAGCCGGTGTTGGCGACATTAGCTTTAAGGGTAGCATAGACGCGGTGCTTGAAAGCAAGCGTCTGAATGAGGAAATGCAGCAGATCGCACAGATGATTAATATGCGCTGGCCTAAACCAGCGGATCAGCCAAGCACTTGGCAAGAGATCATTAACCACCACAACAAGGCGTTGCGCGAGCAGAAAGAAGCCCGGATAAAGGCTCAAAGGGAAGCTGCCATTGCACACGATGAGGCTATTGAAAACATGAAAATTGGGCTGGCTATTTTTGGGCTGGTGGTTGTTGTGATAGGATTGTTTATAGCAGTTATGGTGTCAACAGCCGGGGCTATCGGCTTTGCATGAGTGAAACACGCACTGGCCTGATTGGGGAGCATTTTGCTGCCGGTGCCATATTGTCGATGGGCTGGGCTTATGCCCCCGCAGCACAGGATAAGATTGATGGGATTGCCATTTCAAATACTGATAACACGATACTTAGGGTTCAAGTTAAGACTGCGAGCTTTTTATTACAGAAGAACAAGCGAACTCCGGCTTATCATTTTCAGCTTGGGTCTGGCTGTTCGGCGAAGCATCTACCGCGTAACACAAAGGATTGGTCGGATTATGACATATTGGTGCTGTGTGGCAAGGAACATAGAAGCTGCTTATTTTTCCACGTCAGCCAGATACAGCAGTACAGCAAGCGAATGCAGGGCAGCGCGTTTACTCGCGAAGCTGAAGAGGAAAGCTGGCTCAAGGCTGTCGCGCTGGCTAAAGAGATGAGGCTGTGATGGATATCGAAAAGCTGCGCGAAGAGCTAATCGCGGATGAGGGCATGAGGCTAGACGTGTATGAATGCACGGCTCGGCATTTCACGATTGGCGTGGGCCATCGCATCATCGAGGGTGACGCAGAACACGGCAAGCCATTGGGCTACACGATCACAGAACGCCGCATGAAGCAGCTATTCGATCTGGACATTGCCATCGTGCGAGAGGATTGCCACAGGCTCTATGAGGATTTCAGCGACCTGCCAGAAGAGGCGCAGCGCATCATCGCCAACATGATGTTTAATATGGGCTTGCCCAGAATGAGGCTTTTTAAGGCTATGCGCAAGTGCGTCAATGACAGGGATTGGGCTGGGGCTGCGTTGGAAATGCTTGATAGCAAGTGGGCGCGCCAATTGCCTAATCGCTCAGAGAGACTGGTCAAACGAATGAGGGCTTTGGCTAATGAGTAAAAGCCCTTGCGTTGGTATCTGTGTTTTGGATGAGGATCGCGTCAGGTGCATTGGCTGCGGCAGAACCATTGATGAGATAATTAGTCGCGGGAAAAAGCAAACAAGGATAAAGCAATGTTAGGTGTACTTGGAAAAATACTAGGGTCAGGTGACGTGATCAGTCAGGGCATCAAGCTCATTGACGATATGCACACGAGCGATGAAGAGGCTATTGCGGCGAAGAGCAAAGCCCGCATCGACCTTATGACTGCTTATGCCCCATTCAAAATAGCACAAAGATTTTTGGCGCTGATGTTTGGCGCTACGTTTCTGGGCAGTTATGTGCTGGTGCTTGTCATGACTATAACCGGACGTGGCGACCCAGACGCAGTAACAAAAGTGATGGAACAGTTCACAATAAATTACGCTATGCTTGTGATACTTGGCTTCTATTTTGGGGCTGGCACAATTGAAAGCATCCAGCAGCGCACTAAAAAATAAAGGGGCTTTCGCCCCCCTATTATGCCAGCCTAAGTGATCTCCTCTTTCCCAGCGTCCTAACCAGCACCCCATCGCTTATCAGTTTATTTAACTGAGACCGCACGGCAGTGCGTGAACGCCCTATTGCTGCGGCTATATCCTCCTCTGACGGCGGGTAACCGTTTTCTGCGTGGTATTTAACCACTGCGTCAACGACAGGCCGCCAAGAGCCTTCTTTTCGGTATGGGCCATTCTTCTTTGGCATCAGTCAATCTCCTTTAGCGTTAGAGTTTTCTGGCGCACGACAGTCTCAGGCTTTGCAGGGGTCACCTTCTCAGGCTGCGCCCGCATCTTGCGTGTCGGCCACTTGACTTGCACCCGGCGATTGCCAACAGACGCAAAGGCTGTGTCGTGGCTGCCCATCGTATCCATCAGGGCTGACGTGGCAATGTCGATCTCGCGCTCGGCCATTGCCTTGTTGGCCTTGGCCGTCATCAGGTGATCAACCCACATTGCGTCATCACCCTCAAGCTCTAGCGGCGGTGCGTCTGCATCGCCCCTGCCATACGCCGCCACCCCATCTGCCGGTGACACGACTGGATACTTGTCAATATTTTTTCGGCGGTTTTCAAAATCAATGACCGCCTCGCGGATGCGGTTTTGTATTACCTCATCAGCCTGATAGACAAACAGACGCAGGGTCGTGCTTTGATACAGCACAGCAATGCATCCCCACTTGTAGCCAGTACACATCATCTGACCTTGCAACTGGTATCTGCCACGGTGTGTCGCCGGGATTTCTTCTGGCCGGGCTGATGTAAGTTTGGCCTCAAGCAGCCCGATGCCCTCAATGTCAATTGCGCCGCCTTGCGGCACATAAATCCCCTTATCCCAGTTGGCTATGATTGAACCCTTGCCAACGCCAGTGCCATCGAGGCTGGCAGCTAGTGGCAGGTGGTCGTGCTGGTATGGCACGGTGATGTCAGTCTCAACATTGGTCAAGCCCAACCGCTCGGCAGCCTTTTGCAATATCATCGGCTCAAAGTAATCGCCAAGTTCCATTGGCTCATTTTGAGGTATCCACTTTGGTGGGTTGCCTTCGTCAATGCTGATGAACTGCTCAAGCAATTCGTTCTGAGTTTCCCACGGCGATGCGTTAAGCAATGCAGGCAACCGGCTGACGCTCAACTGATTATCCGGTGTAAGTTTTCCAACCATTTTATTGTCCCCCAAAGCGAGCC